AAAGTAACCTTTGACGAGGAAGGTAATCTTTTAGAATTAAACAGGGGCAGAATACCTACGGTAGGCGAAATATTTGATTTCCCCGAGTTATATGAGCAGTACCCTGAAATTAAAGACGTTTTAGTCGTAAACCTTGCGGCACCAAAAGGAGAGCCGGTCTGGAATGCTCCGCGGGCTGTGTATGCGAGTGGCGTGGAAAGCCCGTACAGGAAGCCGACCATTGGCCTGAGAGACTCTCAGTCTCAATCCGAGCTTCAGTCAAGCTTGTTACATGAGCTTCAGCATTGGGTTCAGACAAAAGAAAGCTTCCCGGAAGGGGCTTCAGGAGCTCGTATTATGGCCCTAATAGAAGAAAAAATGGGTGCTAAGATGGACCCTGATTTTTTAAAAAGCGTGGCATATGCCGCCTATGAAAGTGTGTACGGGGAGGCTGAAGCCCGTAACGTGCAACGCCGTTTTTCGGATTTTAGGAAAGCCAAATTAAATCCTGTTGAAACTAGACGGGCTGATGCCCCTGATGATGACATAACTATGTCGGAAGACGCTGCCGCAGAAGCAGCGGCGGATATGGTAAGGGAAAGCCTAGAATACGGTGATTATTCGTATGAAGAAGTTTTCCCGGATGCTTTTAAGGCAAAAGGCGGCGTAATAAGTTTGGCCGACGTAGCGCGAAACGTGGGCCGCGGCCCACGGGGCTTAGCCGCTCTTGCACCAATAGCTAGGAATATGAACCGGCCTATGGTAAGTTAGGCACAAAGGAGATACAACATGGCTCGTGAACCGATTGCTGGGATGATTGAAAAGAACGTCCCGTCACAGCTTGACATGGAAGATTTAAGTGCCGAGGTGGAGTTAGAGCTCCCCGGCAGCATGGACAATGTCGTGGCTTTTGAGGGTATGGACATTGAGATATCCCCGGAAGAGGACGGTGGGGTAACAGTTGATTTCGAGCCTGCCGATCAGCGGGGCGAAAGCGACGATTTTTACATGAATTTGGCAGAAGAGATGCCAGACCGTGAGTTAAGCCGCATTGCTGGTGAGCTCATGTCTGAGTTTGATGCCAACAAGGCGAGTAGACAGGATTGGGAAGATGCTTACGCTAACGGTTTGGAGTTGTTGGGATTTAATTACGAAGAAAGAAGTCAGCCGTTCAGAGGAGCTTCCGGAGTTACCCATCCCCTGCTTGCAGAGGCTGCTACACAATTCCAAGCGCAAGCGTTTAACGAGCTGTTGCCAGCTTCAGGCCCCGTGCGAACTACTATCATGGGAAGCGAAACCCGGGATAAGCAGCAGCAGTCCCAGCGCGTAAGGCAATTTATGAATTTTTACATCACTAATGTGATGGAAGAATACACGCCTGAACTAGATCAAATGCTGTTTTATTTGCCGTTGGCGGGGTCTACGTTCAAAAAAGTATATTACGATGAGACGTTAGGTCGGGCAGTAAGTAAGTTCATTCCCGCAGAGCACCTCGTAGTGCCGTATGAAACGTCTGATTTAGAGACTTGCCCCAATATAACGCAAGTTTTGCGTATGTCTTTGAACGATTTACGCAAGAAACAGGTGGCCGGGTTCTATTTGGATATACCTGTATTGCCCGCGCAGGCTGAAGCAGACGCCGTAACCAGTGAAATCGATTACATTGACGGCATTTCATCGTCTCAAATCGACTATGATTGTACTATTTTGGAGTGTCACGTCGATCTAGACCTTGAGGGATACGAGGATACTGACGAAGACGGTGAGCCGACAGGCATCAAAATACCATATGTAGTCACAATTAGTCAGGACAACGGGAAAATCCTGTCAATTCGCAGGAATTACCGCGAAGAGGACGAAAATAGGCGTAAAATTCAGTATTTTGTGCATTATAAGTTCCTTCCGGGGTTCGGTTTCTACGGTTTGGGCTTAATTCACACTATTGGCGGGTTGTCACGCACCGCCACGGCGGCTCTGCGACAGTTGATCGACGCCGGTACGTTGTCCAATCTTCCAGCGGGTTTCAAGGCCCGTGGGCTACGTATCCGGGACGACGATGATCCGTTGCAGCCCGGGGAGTTCCGTGACGTGGACGCACCCGGTGGGGCTATACGTGACAGCCTTATGCCGTTGCCTTTTAAGGGGCCTGACCAGACGTTATTCCAGCTTTTGGGCTTCGTTGTAGACGCTGGTCAGCGTTTTGCCACCATTACTGACATGAAAATTGGTGACGGTAACCAACAGGCGGCGGTAGGCACAACTATTGCCCTGCTAGAACAGGGTTCCCGCGTAATGAGCGCGGTTCATAAGCGTTTACATTACGCTATGCGGCTTGAATTTAAGCTTTTATCCAGAGTTATGTCCGAGTTTTTGCCTCAAGAGTATCCTTATTCTGTTGAGGGTGAAGACTCTTCTGTCATGGCATCAGATTTTGATGACCGCATAGACGTAGTTCCAGTGTCTGATCCAAACGTGTTTAGTCAGGCTCAGAGGATTGCGCTAGCTCAGACTAAGTTGCAGTTAGCGGGAGCCGCTCCGGACATGCACAACATGTACGAGGTCTATCGGGACATGTACGAGGCACTTGGAGTTAGGGACACAGACCGTATTATGAAGCGGATTCCTGACGATGAGCCGACACCAAAAGACCCGGCGCAGGAAAACATAGATGTAATGGACATGATCCCGTTACACGCTTTTGAAGGTCAGGAGCATCAGGCACACATTATGGCTCATATGGTTTTTGGTACAAGTCCGACCGTTTCCGGGATGCCGGGAATGGCTATGGCCTTGCAAAAGCATATTATGGACCATGTGCGTATAATGGCTCGGGAACAGGCGGCAGTACAGTTTATCCAGAGTAGGCAAGCGGTTGGCGGAGAAGCGGCCACCGAAGAAGAAATGCTGCAAATTGAAGGGCTTACAGCACAGTTCGTTGCTGAAGGTATGAAGATGGTTAAGCAGATGTCTGCTGAAGTCTCTGGTCAGGGCCCTGATCCGTTGGTTCAGCTTAAAGAGCAGGAGCTTCAAATTAAGGCGCAGGCCGAGCAGGCGGATGCACAGAACGACCAAGCACGGTTAAATCTTGATGCGGCTAACCAGCGGATGCGGGCGGACCAGTTCCAGCAGCGTCTTGCTAGCCAAGAGCGTCAGACCGCGGCGCGTATTCAGTCTGCTATGGAACGGGAGATGCTTAAACAACGGGGAGACTAGATACTCATTAGTTTAGCTTGGGGGCGAAATGATAGCAGAAACATTGGCTGGTATAGCACTGGTCAAATCCGCGGTTGATGGAATTAAATCAGCCATTAACACGGCCAAGGACGTTGGCGAGATAGCGGGTTACGTTGACCAGCTTTTTGAAGGTGAAAAGCAGGTCCAGCAGAAAAGAGCTAAGAGTGCGTACCCCGGGATTGTAGACCAGTTCGGGGTATCTAATATCGCGTCTGAAGTCATAGATGCAAAACTGGCTCAAGAAAAGATGCAGGAAATGCGTAACCTGATTGATTTACGTTTTGGCCCCGGAACGTGGCAAAGTATAGTAGATGAGCGGGCTCGCAGGATACAGGCCGCTAAAGAGGCCGCTGCGGCGGAGCGTCGTAAAAAGATAGCCGAGGCAAAAGAGTTTGAAGAAACTATGAAGCAAATCGTGCTTGTAACTTCAGTGATTGTTGTCGCGATAGGGTTTTTTATATTTATGTTTGCGGTGGTACTATGACGGTAGATAAATTTTTAGAATGGAAGATACTGCCTCGTTTTATGATGCTAGCAAGCACGGTAATGAGTTGGCGCTGTGCCGAGTGGTTTATGGCGTTAGACGCGCCGACGGGGGCGCAGAGTGCTTTTGTTTCAGTGGTTATGGGCGTTATGACGGGCGTTTTTGGTATATGGATGGGGCACGAGCACAAGCCCGTGGCTAAATAATGTATCAGGCGGTTGTTCTTGCGTGTCTTGTTTTTAATATGGAACAATGTTACCAGTTAGAAGACCAGTGGGGGCCCTATAGCACATATGAGCAGTGCGAGAAACGAGCGTATGAAATGTCTCGCGCAGTTCATAAACACATGCAAGGATACAAGCCAGTATCTTGGCAATGTCGGGCGTTACCAAAAGGAAAGTTGACAACATGATTCAGGCACTTATTGGACCAGCTACCGAGCTAATCGGTAAATTCGTTGAAGACAAAGACCAGAAGAACAAGTTGGCGCATGAGATTGCCACTATGGCAGAGCGCCACGCGCAGGACTTAGCTAAAGGCCAGCTTGAAATCAATAAGATGGAAGCGCAGCACCGCAGCATCTTTGTGGCGGGTTGGCGGCCATTCCTCGGCTGGGGCTTGAGCTTTGCGATGATCTGGCACTTTGTTTTAGCCCCAATAACTATCTTTGGTTTTTCCTATGCCGGTGTAGAAGCGCCTGAGTTACCGGCGTTTGATATGGATAGCCTGATGACTGTACTCTTAGGTATGCTTGGGCTTGGTGGTCTAAGGACGGTAGAAAAAGTAAAAGGCCTAACAAAATGAATAGGTACATAGCACTGGGCTTACTCTATTGTGGTAAGCCCTTTATTGTAATAGGTAATTGGTTTTGGCGTCAGCATAGAAAATTTCTAAGGCGGAACCGGTAGATGGAAGCTAATTTTTTTAAAAGTCTTGAGATGGTACTGCACCACGAAGGTGGGTTTGTGGATCACAAAGATGATCCCGGAGGCGCAACTAACAAGGGTATCACACATAAAACCTATGCTGATTTTTTGGGGCGTCCTCTCGAAGACGTAAGCGAGCTAAAGAACATCCCAGAAGATCATGTTCAGTTAATCTACAAAAAAGGTTACTGGGACAAGGTAAGGGGCGACGAACTTCCGGGCGGTGTGGATTTTTGCTTATTTGACTGGGCCGTGAACAGCGGGCCGGGACGTGCCGCAAAGGCATTACAAAAAACTGTTATGGTGTCGCAGGACGGGGCTATTGGTCCAAAGACCCTAGAAGCTGTCTCTGAATATAACCCAACAGAAATAATAGAGAAAATAACTGAGACTCGTATTGAGTTTTATAAGGGTTTGTCTACGTACAGTACTTTTGGCAAAGGTTGGTTAAAAAGGGCGAAAGAAACTCGTGACTTTGCTTTGGATATGGTATAAAACCGTATCAGACTTAATGCGGAGATATACGAGTGGATCAAATTTATTTTGCGGAGGCCGTCTTTCGGATTATTCGGGAGCGGAGGCAAGCAGTTCAAGACTTGTTGATTTATGACAATGTTAAGAACATCGAGCAGTATCGTGAGCTCATGGGAAACTTAAAGTCCCTAGATCACGTGGAACAGGAACTCAAGGGCCTGCTAGATAAACAGGAGCAAAGCAATGGCTAAAGCGCAAAAAGTTAACCTTGAAGGCGCAGCGGAGGGTGTCGCAAACCTCGCTTCAGCTTACAAGGATGTTACTGATAAGGTACTGGACCCCGAGTCTATCGGTGGTTCTCTCCTAGAAAGGATGCCGGACCCAACGGGCTGGCGTTTGCTTATTCTCCCCTATCGCGGAAAAGGTAAAACTGACGGCGGAATCTATTTGCCGGATAAGGTAGTGGAAGAGCAGACAATATCTACGCAAGTTGGTTATGTCCTAAAAGTGGGACCTCTGGCTTACAAGGACCCAGAGAAGTTTCCCTCTGGTCCGTGGTGCGAGCAGGGTAACTGGGTGATGTTTGCTCGTTACGCGGGGTCTCGTTTTAAAATTGATGGTGGTGAGGTTCGCATCTTAAATGATGACGAGATTTTGGCGCGTATCAAAGAACCTGAAGATATTTTGCATTTCTAGGAGAAAAGAATGGCGGAACAAAAAGAAGATCAAATCGAATTAGATTTAGACGACGCGCAAGAACAAGAAGTCGAATTGCCCGGTGGTGGTGATGATGACGATGCCCCGCTTGCGGCATCTTCCGACGACAACTTTGATAAGGCGGAGAACGCTACGCAGAAGCGCATAGATCGTCTTACAAAAAAGATGCGGGAGGCTGAGCGCCAAAGGGAAGAGGCTATAAGGTACGCTCAAAACGTACAGGCTGAAGCTAGCTCTCTTAAACAGCGCATGGATGCGTTGGACAATAACTATGTGAAAGAGTATAGCAGCCGGGTTGAAACTCAGATCGCCGCCGCCGAAAGTGACCTAGCTGTTGCTATTGAGATTGGCGATACTGCGGGTGTCGTAGAAGCTCAGCGTAAGATCACGCGGTTAGCTATTGAGAACGACAGAGCTGAACAGGCAAGGGCACAGCAGGAGCGGTACAGTAAAGCCGCTGCCGCGCAGCAACGCGCACAGGTTGAGCAGCCTATGCCGTCTCAGCCTAAAATGCCGGACCCCAAAGCCCAGCGTTGGGCGTCTCGAAATGAGTGGT